CCAAGCTCCTGGAACAACTACGCTGGAAGCCGACGCCGACACAAAAAAAAGGCCAAGCTCATGAAAACTTGACCTTATAGTTCTAGAATATTCCATTTACGTCCTAGTGAACCGTTTACCAGAAGAACTAAGTTCTTAGTTCCACAACCTAGCTATAAACCAAACAACTATTTAATAAACATCTATGTATTAGTCCAAAGGTATGGTTTTATAATTTACCCTAACTACGAATATATTATATTACTAAATGTAGACAGATGTCAAGACGTGGATCTAGGCCGCATCCAGATCTACAAAATTGTGTGTATATATATAAGAAAAATGTGTGGGCTTCACCCAGGAGTCTATTTTATTTTTGCCGACCGACTCTCTTGCATCTGGACCTGGGTCATGAAGACGGAGTGTGTGTAAGGAAAAATGAAATTTGGGATATAAATACACACACCCCACCTAATAGAAATGCCGACCGACTATTTGCCGTTCCAATAATTTTCTGGGTTCGTAGATTTTTTTATTTCTCCATTCACCCTATACATATCTATTTCAACCACTTTGATAATTGCATAAGAACTATCTGGTAGTTTGCCTTTAGACATATCCTCGTAGAAATCATCAGAACTACCCGCTACAGCCAGGACTTCACCAGAGGTTGTGTCAATAAAAAGATAATCGTCATCTTCATAATCAACGAAGGTTATTACAGTTTGTTTAAACCGACTCTGCTCTTGTTTAACTGTCATCTCTCACCTCCAATCTGTCCAGTAATAAATATCACTATCTTCATTTTCAGCCCACTCTTTTTGACCTTGTGCAAATTCTTCTGGCTCTAACATTTTCTCCACACATCCTATTGAACAGGCGTACTCCCACTCAGCTACAACGTAATAACCCTCAAAAACATCAATAGGCTTTTTACATTTATAACAACAAGTCGGCAAATCTTCAAACTCTTCTTCGGTAAAGGGCAATTTATTCCAGTTCTTTTGGTTTAAATTTTCTAGTAGTTCTTCATGTGACTGACTACTCATCTTCACCCCCTAGCTTTTCTAGTTTATCGTCAAACATCTTATGTATCTCTGGTATGTCTTTGTCAGAAACAAAGTCCCAAAGCACTTCTGCCATTATTATAACTTCAGGCACTTTAGCAAGAGTTAATTTCTCAAAGAAATCTATTAATACTCTTAAATCTGTATAGTTGTGTCCCTCTAAAAGATTGGTTGGAATATCCTCTGGATACCAGGCACCATTTGTTTCACAATAGTGTTTTTTCTCATCATCATACCAATTAGCAGATAATGAATCTAAAGCTCTTTTAGCTTTTTTTACTTCATCGTTAGTTATCATTTTTTCCCCCTAATCTAATAGAACCATATAGGCTTTAGGCTCATGTTTCATAAACCAGTCACATCCTTTACGGACATCCTCGTATCGTCTCAACATCTCAGAACCCTTTATAACATCATAAACGGCTAGAGCATCTGGCTTTAAAGTTACTTTCTCTCCAGTAAACTGGTTGGTAACCTCAACAGGTTTAGTGTCCAAAATTGGAACATTAAACGGTATCTTTCTATTTTTCATATTAATTACTCCTTACCTAATAATGTATACAAATAGTAGTTAGATGTCAAGAGGAAATAAGTTTCACCCTGATGACCCAGGAATGAGGCGAATGTGATGCTTATTGTGGTTATGTGCTTATTGTGAATATATAGGAAAAAAATAAAAAAAATGCCGACTCTCTGGTGAGAGCCGACACTAATCCGACTATTCTAGATAGAATGTATCGTTGATCGAAATAGATAAGTCCCCATTCCTTACTATATCTAAGATGTCGTCTTCATAATTTTTGATGTCAAAATTATCATCAACTGGATTACCCTTTATATGAGTATCTAGTTTGTCGTTTAAATCCTTAATCAAAGACATGACTTTCTCATGCTCTGCGTCTCTCTTTTCTTCCGTAGAAGCGATTTTAGCTAAAGTTTCAGCTAGTTCTTTTATCATATTTACCCCCTTTGGTAAGTTGATAAGTCTAGTGTATACAAATAGTAATGTATGTCAAGTAATGTGACATTTTATTTTTCCACCCTACTTCGACATTAGAAGGTAGCTTAAACGGATTTCCGAACCAGGGAAGCGTAGATCCTGGCATCTGGTGTGTGTATTGTGTGTTATTATTATATATATACCAACAAACTTCTTGCCGACCGACTACAAACCGACATCCGACCGACTTTTAAGCATGATTTTTATTTAGAGAGTGACCAAGAGAGAGAGGGGGCGCAGTTTCTTACCCTATATCCAACAATTACTATACTTTAATTTATATTTACTATTGACAATTAGTATCTAATCTGTATACTTTTTGTCTATAGGAGTTAATTAATATGTCTACACGAAGTTTAATTTGTTATCAGGATGAACAAACAAAAGAAATATCCTCAATCTATTGCCATTCAGATGGCTACTTGCAACATAATGGCAGAATTCTAAATGCACATTATAAAGATCATGCAACCGTTAAAAAATTAGTAGATGGTGGCAACATATCTTGGCTATCAGATACTATCGAAGATTCTGGGTATTATAAGAACTTAGAAAACAGAGGTGGCTCAGAAGACCAGGAGAGAACTAAAAAACACCTTAACCAATATATGTTATTTGACTATTTAAGAGGTGACATATTTATTGAGTGGGTTTATTTATTCAAGGATGGGGCTTGGCACTATTCTTATCTTATTACAGAAGATCACAAAAAAGGAACTATGGAACAACATTTGGATATGTCTAATGTTTCTCATTCTTGTTGGAGATTACTCAAACTTGCAGACGAAGTTCAAGAACAAACAGAGGGGGTAGAATAATGGAAAAATCAAGTAGTTGGCTAGAAATAGCAAATATGCCGTTATGTTGTATCTGTTGTGGTAGCAGAAATGTTGATACTACTAAAGATACTTGCTTGTCTTGTGGCTCTACTGAGGGTTTGTTAGCAGACGAAAGGACTACTAAGGAATATGAGGGGATGAATAATGTCTAAACAAACATTTACTGAATTTAAACATAAGATAGCAGAAGAATGGGCTACAGATGAAGTGAATGAGGCTAGTCATTGGGCTACTAGAAACTTTTTAATTCATGTTGTGACTGAATACTTTTTGGCAGAAATGCCTGATAACTTAAAAGATTTTAAAGAACAGTATATGTATGAAAAAGGATATGACGAAGGAGATATTGGTTATGATCTAGAAGGGGTGGAAGAATGAGTAGAGATAAAAAGAAAGAATATATATTCAGCCATACTTTGTTAATTACACAAGAAACTACTGTTATGGCTAATACTTATGAAGAAGCAGAAAATACATTTTGTTCTGGTGGTGGCGATACAGATGATGTTGATTGTAGTAATGGTGATTGGGAATGTATACAAAATCCAGACATTTCATTCATTAAGGGGATGACTAATGAGAGTTAAAAACCTTATAAAGACTTTAAAAAAGTTTGACGATAATGATGAAGTAATTTTCTATCATTTGGATAACTACGACCTAAAAGAATGTCAGTTAGAAAGCATTTTAACAACTAATGATGGTTTAGGTGTTGAGATAACAATAGAGGAAGTGTTTGATGAAAGATAAAGAATTGAAAGGTATTGCTAATGCATTAAACGATCATTATGGTGGTCAAGAAATTACAACAAATCATTTAGATAATGTTGCAATACTAAAAAACTACTGTCCTGATTGTCCTGGATGGCAAGGTGATATTGCTCTAGTTGTTCATGGTGGTGGCTCATGTTTCAAAGACATTCTCTACAAAATAGATGGGAAATGGACATGGGTAGAAAGCATGAATGAAGGTGAATATAAATGTAATTTGGAATTAATGTAAGGGGAAGAAATGAGTAAACCAAAAATGGAAATAGTATCAAATTTGGAAGGGGAAGATAATATTGTTTGGATAGATTTTAAAGGCAAAGAAATCAGAATAGAACAAGATAACTTTTATAACGAGGGAAAATTGATGATAACTGTTCACAACAAAGGTGAAGATTATCATGCAAAACTTTTAGTTGATAACGAAGATGATTGATCCATTTATAGACGGAGATAGTAATAAGATAGAGTGTGCAAGTTGTGGCTCTATTGCAGAATTTACAGACAATGCAGATGAAGGAGATGGTTTTGGACAAGATTACTATTTCTGTTCAGATTGTAATAAGAACACAGTTCTTCACTATCAAAAGGTTTATGAAGAGCCTTATTGTGTAGAGGATGAACTACAAGAGCAGTCAGCTAAATGATAACGGGTGTTATTGTTTGGTGTTGAGTGCATAATTTTCGAGAGGAATTTATGAATAATAAAATACGCGAACAGAAGTTCGTAATCAACCCGCCTAATTTCAATCTTGTGAAATTGCAGGTCGAGGGTTTAACTCCTTTAATCCAAAATAAGATGAAGGAGGCTTTGATAAAAGAAATGGAAGAAGTCCGTTCTGGTAAGGCTAATAAAGTTAATGCCAAGAGAACTGCTATCGATCCTAAAAAAGAGTATTTGAAATCTGCTTATACTCAGGATGATGGCACGTTTGGATTTCCTGCAAGTGCATTCAAACAATGTGCAGTTAGAGCAGGTAAGGCTTTAGGCTTGGCTATGACAGACGCAAGAACTTTGTTTTTCGTTCTGCCAAATGCCCCAGATGGAGAGTGTGTTTCTATTAAGTCTAAGAAACCAGTATTGAGGAAAGACCCAGTTAATGTAAAGACTGGTAAAGACCTCAGATTTAGACCAGAGTTTAGAAACTGGTCAGCAGAACTCCTGGTAAAATATGACGCTGATAGAGTGACCATAGAGCAGATAGCTAATTTGCTTAATCATGGTGGTCAAACCGTTGGTGTAGGTGAATGGCGTCCAGAAAGGAACGGCACATTCGGTATGTTTACAGTTGGTTCTAGTAAGGTGGCATAATGAGAAATAGCAGAATTAATTTAACTGCTGAACTCGTAAAAGTGCAACAAAGGTATGGGTCGGTTTCGGCTCATACCGTCTTACGAGAGGCAAAGAAGAAGTCTAGTCCTTTGCATAATTTCTTTGAGTGGGATGATAGTAAAGCTGCTCAAAAGTGGAGAATGCATGAGGCTAGAATGCTAATAGCAACGGCTAAGGTCTATGTTAGTGAAGTTAGTCCTGAAACCGTAAGAGCTTTTGTAAGTTTAAAGACAGACGAGGGTAGACGATTTGTTGAAACTGCTGAGGCTTTAACTGATGACCAAATAGCTGCTGAGTTATTTGAAACACTTCTAAGAAGAATGAACAGCTTAGAGGAACAGTTAAGGCTTATGAACTTGTATAAAGGCTCATATAAAAATACACTAGACAATGCAAGAAAACCTCTGCAAAAAAGTCTAGGATCAAAAAAAGGTCAAACTACAACCACTCTAACACCTAGATTGGCTTAGTTGATCTTTTTGGTAGGTCGTGTGTCTTTCATTTTACCCCCTCGATACATGACCTACTTTTTCATTTTGGCAGTCGTGGTATCGTAAGGTGGGTTGCGTTAAGTTGGGGTTGGTTATGGCAGTTATGGAGACGCTAGTTGGCGCGAGTTCTGGTCCGTTGTGTTTAGGCAGTTGTCGTACGGAAAGGCTCGGTGGGTTCAGTTGCGGTCAAGGTCTGGCAGTCGGGGTTAGTTATGTCGTGTTCCGTTTGGGTGCGTCAGTTAAGGTAAGGCGGGTTTTGTTGGGGTCAGGCAGGTTCTGTCAAGGCAGTCCAGGTGGGGTTGGTTGCGTTCTGTCACGTTAAGGCAGTCGTGGTGAGTCTCGTCTTGTTAAGTTATGTCAAGTTATGGCAGTTACGGAGAGTCGCGTTATGTTGCGTTACTGTGCGTCTCGGTGTGTCTGGTTAAGGCAGTTATGGAGAGTTGCGTTCTGGTGCGTTTGTGCGCGTTGCGGTATGTCTGGTTATGGCAGTTGTGGTTCGGCGCTGCGTGTTTCGTTCCGTTTTGTTATGGCAGTCGAGGTTGCTCCAGGTGGCGCGAGTTAAGTCACGTTTAGTTAAGGCAGTCTAGGAGAGGTTTGTCAAGTTGTTGCAAGTTGAGTTATGGTCTGTTGGGGCAGTTGTGGTGTTATACAACAAAGATTATAATTAGTTAGCTGGGGTCAATCCAACTCCCTATAGTGTATTTCATATTCGGGTTGGCTTCGGCTATTTTATGGAGAGATTTTATGAAAGGGAAAATAAGTAAAAAATTCGTTTACGATAACGATAGAAGTCCAATAGAAAATTTTAACTTTTGGCTATCAGAGAATGAAAGTGAAAGGTTTTGGAATGAAGAAAAACCGTTATCTTACAAAGAGTCTGTCGATCTGTTTGAAAAACAGTATTGTGTCAAGATAGATGGAGTGAAGATTGATGAATAGTTTATTAGCTGTTATCTTCGTTATCATCCTGGCTGCTATTATCGATTTCATGAGTGGTGGCAGTAGTGGACACAAGTGATTCATCATTTATTGGCACATCTATGATTTCTTGACCCATAAGTTGCTTTAGCCTATTTTCTATCTCTTCTCGTGACATCATATCGATCTTACCGAATCTAACTTCTTTTTTATCAACAACTAATCCACCAACTTTCAACAAACTATTCTGGGCTGCGATTGCAGCATTATATGATCCAGAGTCCAGAGCTTTGTCTCTTATGTCATATAAATCTTTAACTGCTCTATCGTGATTTAATTCATACTTTTTTCTAACTTCCGACATTAAATATTTATATTCCGACAAAACATTTTCGTTTTTCATAAGTTTGTATGCCGACTGTCTAGCGTCTTTGTAACCAGATCTTTTTGCAGCTTCAACATAACTCATCTGTGGATTATTGACTATAGTCCAGACGAACACTTGTTGTCTGCGATTAAGTTTCTTATCTAGATCAAAATATTCGATAGGTGGGGTTTCTTCTTGATGAAGTATAGGCTCGAACTTGACTTCTGGTTTGGACATATACTCGTAATTCTATGGTTTCTTATTGTAGATGTAAAGTATGGTCTAGGAACTGATATTAGATGTGGCTATCTCTACTTATCTAATAAGTATATTCCAAGATTATCACGCCAGATTATGTATCGTCAATACAAAAAAGCAATAAATATTAAATTAATTTCACATTCTCTGACAAAAATGAAAAAAATGTTTTTATTGTCAAAACCACTAAACATAAGGCTTTCATACGACAAGAAAAGTCTGACAAAAATAGACAATAATCAAATATCCATATTTTTAAGGATATGTTCTATTACTGATACTGTGAATCCATTACCCAACATTTTGTATGCTTGGGTGTTGCTTACTGGCATTTGGTAGTCTTCTGGTATTGTTTGTAGTCTACGACACTCTCGAACTGTTAGCTTTCTCCAGGTTAAGTCTTCTTTTACTGCTACTGAATCTTTGCTGACCGTTGTTATAGCATTTGATTTATCGTCTTTTCTTAGCTCTAACATTTGTTTTGTTTGATTAGCTACCGAACTGCCATCTCGATCCATTCTTTTACCATCACTATCATATGCTCTACCTCTAAGTGCACCACCAGAGATAACCTTTGGTTCTCTGTTGCCACCACCCATACTATTAAGAGTAGGAGCTTTACCGTCTGGGCTATAGACTCTTTTGAGTATATCGTGTCCATTTACATCACTAGCCACCCCAACTTGTTCTGGTTTAGTTTTTAACACTTTTGGTATGTTGTTAGTTCCGCCACCCCCATTACCAATGCCATTTAAGGTTGGAGATTTGCCACTCTTATCGTATAAACCACCACCATAATGATTTCCTTTTTCGTTAGCTAGTTTTATAGGTTTGTCGGATGATTTGGTTTGTATTTTTGGACTGTAGCTTGAAATAACTGTAGGAGATTTTCCTTCAGAAGAATACACTCTTCTTCTCATTTCATTATCCTTTAATATTTCTCTTGGTATATCGAATGCCTTTTTTGGTTTAGTTTCTACTTTGGGAACTGTGCCTTTACCAGCATGAGCAGTAACTGTAGGTGACTTACCATCTTCACTATAAACTCTTTTTAATATATCGTGACCTTTTATGTCATCTAAACTACCTACTTGTAATGGTGTTTGTATTAACTTGTCTGGATTTGTCGAAGTTAAAGTGGGTGATTTGCCCTCATCTGAATAAACTCTTTGTGTGCTCTCAAATACTCCATCCCTAATCTCAAACTCTAGTAGTGGTATATCAAAACTATCGTCCTCTATAGATAGAAGTTTTTTTAGTTTTAACCAAACATCATCTCCAGGAATAGTAAAATGCTCGTCACTTCTAAACCAATGATCTACAAGTGTTTTTTTAATGTTAAGTTTTTCTGCTATTTGTTGATTTGTGTATTTACTTTTCTTCTTATGTGTTGATAGAAGTTTTTGCAATCCATCTATATCTACTGGATGTTGTCTTATCTTCACCCTCTCTACTAATTTTCCTACTTGTTTTGGTTTATTTCTGACACCAGTCATGCCATATGTGTTCCAACCTTTGTAATCACGAGCTAATAATGTTGAGCCTTTTTTTATATTTTCTTTTAAAGCTACACATCCATTATTACCTACTAAATCTGTTTCTCCATCTGTTTCCAAAATATCTCTTAACACTATACCCAGATCATCTGGTTGCTCTATGTTTGGAATGTTTGTCCAATAGAGTCGTTGTCTGCTTTGTGCACTTAAAAGTGAACTATTGATTAAAATAGGCTCAATGCGACCACCAAATAAATCTTGACCATCTGAATACTCTGGATAACATTCTGAGACTTGTTGTGTGATGACTTCTTGAAACTCCTTTTTCATTCTGACATTTTCAAGTAAAAAGTATTTAGGTTTAATAGCTTTCAGTAATCGCACAAATTCAAAAAACAAAGCAGATCTAGGATCGTCAAATGCCAACTGTTTTCCAGAAAAAGAAAATCCCTGGCAAGGTGAACCTGCCACTATGAGAGTGACATCTTTGTAGTCGTTTGGGTTTAACTTTGTTATATCTCCTACTTGAACAGTATCTGGAAAATTTGCTTGTGTGACTTGTATGCCGTATTTATCTATTTCACTAGCATAATAGGTATCAACTTTTATGCCTAAATTTTTGAGTGCTATCTGGGTGCAACTCATCCCATCAAATAAACTTAAAACTTTCATTCAAATTCTGGCAAATTTTGGTAAAGTGCAGAATAAACATCTTCCTCTGAATATCCAGAAACGATTTGATCTAATGTGTTTAGTGATACACTTATATCTTTTTGCTCATGTATTAGTCTAGAAAAACAAAAACTAATACACCAAACAAGTGTTTCTTGTGGGTCGACACCTCTGATTTTATTCTCTTCAATTAAACTTTCCAAAGATTTTGCTGTCTCTCTCGGATCGGCTCTCTCTCTATGCTTTGACATTTCAATGACTTTCATGTTTTAAATCTAACATATTTAAAAATAATTTACTATATGCGAATTGCTAGATTAAAATTTATGTGTTATCTATAGAAGCAGAGGGTTATGTTGCTAAGGTCCCTCTGATACCTAAGTCCGATCAAGACTTCTATTCAAAGTGTATGGAGAATCTTATACAGAATAGGCAACAAAAAATTAAATACCGTAGTCTTCTGGGTTTTCACCAAAAGCAGCTAACAAAATACTACATTCACTATTTCTCTCTACCGTATCTAAATCAATACCAGTAGATTTTTTTAGGTTATCAGCATACCTGCATGTTAGCTCTTCTGTTGAATCGCAACCAAACTTATAAGCATCCTCAAACGCTTTTTGTCGTGCGCCATCTTCTACAATATTATCGTGATATTCTCTCCACATTCTAGACATTTTATATCCTTAGTTAATAATATATATTACCAACAGTAGACATTTTATACTATTGATGTATAATTTGCAATATAGGAGAAGAACTATGTCAAAAAATACAGACAAAAAAAGTAAACAACCGATAAAAAATACAAACGATTTATCTTTAGTTGAGCAGGCAGAGTATATGGAATACTTAGCTTGGAGCAGTCTACAAGATCTAAAAAAGATAGATACTGACACTAAAAGAAATTTAGTAAAAATTATAAACAATATACCTATCTACAAGGCAAAAAAATAATGGAGAAAAAGCAAATGATTTTACCAGAAACTTTAGAAAAATATGACCATCAAGCATTAGGAGATGCTATCTACTTTACTTCACTAACAAATGAGGAGTACCACAATTCTCCAGGCATATCATCATCTGTGATAAGAAAATTTATGGATTCACAAATACATGCTATGGAAGAAGATGTTCTAGACACACCCGCATTAAAATTTGGAACCGCTGCACATGCTTTGATAGTTGAAGGAGACAAGGCTTTTGCACAAGATATTGCATGTATAGAAGGTTCTCCATATACACAATACAACAAAAATTTAAAAGCAGATTTTGAAGAAAGAGGGATGACAGTCATCACAAAAAAAGATAGAGATGATATTTTTAGAATGAGGGATTTACTAATACCAGAAGCAAAAAAACTTTTACAACCAAGTGAAAACGAATATCCAAGCATTTTTAACTATCCTTATGAAAGATCAATATATTGGTTTGAAAACGATCTTCTGCTGAAAGTAAAATCTGACATTCTAAGATACCCCTTAGAAAATGCTTATGCAGAAAATAAAATAATTTTAGTAGATTACAAAACTACACAAAGCTGTGAGCCAAGTTCTTTCTTGTCCTCTGTAAAAAGATATAAATATGATTTACAAGCAGCTTGGTATAGAAGAGGTTTTGAGAAAGCTGGTTTTGAAGTCCTTGACTTTTATTTTGTAGCACAAGAAAAGAAACATCCTTATGCATCAAAAATATTTAAAATGAAAAAAGAAGATATGGATAAGGGTTGGGAAGTCTTAGAAAAAAATCTACAAGACTATGCAAAAGTTTTAGATGGAGAAAGACCAACAGTATATAACACACCAAATATAGTTGAGTTAAGTTTGTCTGATGAAGAATAAAAAGAACATTTTATTAATAACTGCATTTTCATTATTTATGTTTGCCGTAATAGTGAGCAAATATTTTTTATGGGGATGCATAATAATTTGTGGAGATTGGTATGATGAATAGGAGAATATATGTCAATAGATAAAATAACCCCAAAACAATGGGATGAAGCGAATAAAATAATTAATGATATTGGTCCAGGCAAGACTGAAGACCAAGAAGATATGGTTAATAAACCACCACACTATAATCAAGGCACATTAGAGGCAATAGATTATATTAAACAACAATTAGGTCCTTTGGGTTATAGGTCATACTTAGAGGGAACTGCAATAAAATATCTTCATAGGTTTAAATACAAAACATCTAACATACAAGATTTAGAAAAATGTGTTTGGTATATTAGAAGATTAATTAACGAACTAGAAAATATGTAGCCATGAATATCGATCCACTAAGCGTTATTGGAGTCTTAATGTTAATTTGGGTTATTTATGGTTCACAAGACGATGGAGAATAATGCAAGAAATAGTTAAAGATTTTGGTGATGTAAAGGTTAGAAGAGCATGTGTAGTTCATACTCAAAAAGGCTATAGAGTTGATCTTTATGAAAAGATGAATTTTATTCGATCTGTTGACCTAAAAGAATACAACAAATTATATGCAGAAAGTCTTGCAGAAAACTGGATTAACAATCTAATTAAGGAATAAAAAAAGGGGAGTTTAAAAAACCCCCCAACCATTCGGGAGAGAACTAATGAATGATATACCTCATTCTATCCCAAAATGCAAATAAAAAAAAGGGGAGATTGCTCTCCCCTAAATACTTATAATTTTACTTATAAGGTTGGTTTGGCTTTTGCCGTAGGTTCTCCAGAACTTTGTCCTGCAGATGACTCTGGATGAACAAAAGATCTAACTCTTGTTTTAGTAACCTCTATGGTTTCACCAAACTCGTTTTTAAAAGAATCTTGCTCGTTAGAAACTCTAATATTTAGATGTTTGTTAACGAAATCTCCATACGCATTAGGAAATTGTTTAAATCCTACTGCCTTACATAATGAGGTAAATTGCTCATTAGAGATTCTTTTAGCGTCTGCATTAGCTGACCACAAAGAAAAATATTCTGTGTGCTCCCTAAATGCTCCGTTTTGTAGTTCAAAAATTACTCTTACAGACCAGTTATCACTACTCTTAGATTGATACTTTTCGCAAGATATAATTTTTGCCTCATATTCACCTGGTGGTGCGACATCTTTTGTTGGCTCTCCACTTGTTTCAAGCCAATCAACATTATCAAAATCACTCATTTACATCCTCCTGTTTTAATGCTTCTTGAGTTTTAAAACCTAGCTTTTTGATTATGCTAGTTAAACAAGGCTCTTCAAAAGGATCTAGTTTTCCAGACCTATCTTTTGCAGTATACCCTTGACCAATTTCTGTTTGTAACCATCTGTTTTTTACATTTTTACCGTCATCATCTTGTTCTTCAATGACACGCAAAGCAAGAACTTCATCAAAAAAGTAAGTAATAGATTGACCTAGTTTTGTTCCAACCATTTTTGGTTCATACAATAGGACATTATCTACATTTTGCTTTTCCATTTTAGAAACAAAGACAACATGCATATGTAAATCTCTATATGCTCTCATAACATTAGTTACTGATTCTTGCACATTACCATATGCCATCCTTGGATCTTTATGTTTTGCCTTTTCATAATTAAGCAAAATTTCAGACATTTCAGATATAGAATCTAAACAGACAGTATCGTAGTTAAGTTCACCAGATTTTAATGCATCATGTATCTGCATTATTTCTTGTGCTTCTTTTACTTCGATTGCATCAACATTTTGACGATCTCTAATAGAAAGCAAACCACTTTCCATACTTATCATCAAAACTTTACCAGGAGCAGTTGCACATGCAGTAGTTTTACCAGCACCTGCAGCTCCGTATATTAGGATTTTTGCACCTTGATCTTCTACTAAATCAGATGGTGCAACTATGCGATTTTTTAAATCACTCATAATAGTTTCTCCAAAGTTGTTGAAAAATTATATAACATATATTACTATTTGTAAATTAATTAAGGAGAAACTATGAGTAATAAATTAACTTGGTTAGCCAACTACTATTACCGACAACTAATTTTATCTAATAAACATTTAGAAACTTTAAATAAAATAAACGTAAAACCAGAGTTTACGGAAAGAGAAAAAAGTATGCAAAGGTATACTTTAAAACAATATATTGAATTTATAGGAATGCCAGAGGCTGCAAACTTATTTGGTTGTTCAGAGGCATCTATCAAAGCCTGGAGATATGGCTATAGACAACCATCAATAAATCAAGCGAAAAAAATAATACAATCATCTGACGGTAAGTTAGACTTTGAATCCATATACGGTAATTTAGATAGCTCAACCTCAGATAGTGTTCAATCTCAACCTAACAGATAATGAAACACCATTAGACTTAGCTACCACATATTATGATGAGGGGCTTTCGGTTGTTCCATTATATAGAAACAATAAAAAACCACCTGCTTTCTTAGGGGGTTGGCATCAATATAAAACTGAAAGACCAAAAAGAGAACTGGTAGAGTCTTGGTTTAAAGGCAGAGACGATCTAGTAGTAGCTTTAATATGTGGTGAGTTTTTAGTCGTAGATGCTGACACACCAGAAGCTATGACTTGGGTAGAAAACAATTTACCTACTACCCCATTTCGTGTCGTTACTGGTAAGGGTATGCACTTTTACTATAACAATCCACAAAATTTTACAACATTTGCTACCAAAAGATTAAATGAAACTCCATTAGAAAGACATATAGATATTAGAGGAGAAGGTGGTTTAATTATTGCCCCTTACAACAAACATGCTACTGGCAGAATATACAAACCAAACATCATACCAGAATGGGACATACACGATTATAGTGATTTACCAGACTTTACTGAAAAAGAATGGATTCAAATAACTGGTAATGGTAAAAATAATGGACACCAAGTTACTGCACCAATATCTTTAGATGGAGTAAACGAAGGTTCAAGAAACGATCAAGCTGCAAGACTCGCAGGATATTTAATATCAAAAAATATTAACCTTGATTTTTGTAAGTTTTTTTTACAGTCTTGGAACACACAAAATACACCACCCTTACCTAACAACGAAGTTTTATCTGTAGTAGACAATGTGAAAAGAACTCATGACAGAAAAAACCAAAGAGCACCTTTATTTGTAAATGCTTCTGAAAAGATTGATCCGCCTAAAGATTTGTTCAATCCACCAGGCATACTAAAAGAAATGTATAGATTCTGTGAAGAAATGGCAAAAGTATCACAACCAGAATTATCTATAGTTGCAAGTTTATCTTTAGCAAGTGTTTGTTGTGGCAGATTATATAGAACTAATATGAATAATTTTTCATCACTATACTTTATGGGGATAGCAAAGTCTGGACAAGGTAAAGAAAATATAAAAAGTTTTGTTGAGGCTATTTTAAATATGTCTGAGCACTCTGAGTTAATAGTTGGTGATGGTTATACTTCATCTGGAGCAGTACACTCTATATTAAGGTATAGACCTACACAAATAACAATAATGGATGAGTTTGGTAAAAGATTAGAGAATATAAGTGCTCAACAAAATACAAATAGAGAGGACGGTATTCAAACCTTGATGGAGGCTTGGGGTCGTTGTCATGGGACACTAAGACCAGATAATTACTCTTTAATGAATGTTCCAGATCAATATAAAGAACAAGCTATGAACAGAGTCACACACAAACCAGCTATTACATTAGTAGGTATGTCTGTACCACAAAATTTTTATAAAGCATTAAACTCTGGTCGTATTGCTGATGGTTTTTTAAATAGGTTTTTAATAATAGAAAGTAAGGAGCCTAGAAAAATACAAAGACTAAAAAAATACATAAGACCACCTTTAACTTTAGTGAACTGGGTCAATCAAATTAGAAAGCCATCAACAGAATTTGGAGCCGTAGGTGAGAATAATGCAGAGTTAGATGTTGAACAAAAAATTATTAGTTTTTCACCAGAAGCAGAAACATTACTGGAGAGCTTTGCAGAAGAGATAGTAAAAAGACAAAATGCTTTAGAGAAAGACAATTTAGAACCGTTATTATCTAGAACTAGAGAAAAAGCTATGCGCTTATCATTATCTTGTGCATTAGCAGAAAACCCTAAAAATACAGTTATATCAGCAGATGTGACAAAATGGTGTATAGATTATGTCAGATACTATGACTTATTATTTATAGAGGCTTGTAAAGATAAAGTTGCCTCATCAGCTACTGAATCAAAAATAAAAAATGTTCTATCGTTCATTAGGTCTAGAGGAGAAGAGGGTATTAGTAAAAGAGAAGTAGACAGACATGAATTATTTAGAAGTATGAAATCTTATGAGGTAAAAGAAATAATAGATAGACTTAAAAATGCAGGAGAAATACAAGAAATAGATATTAGAGTGGGGGGTAAAGGTAGACCTACAAAAAGATTTGTAGCTGTAGATCCAAACTATTATGAAGATTAATAAAAAAGCCATGAAAGAAGCAATATTCGATACTGCTTTAGGTTTGCCTATAAATTGGTTTTTTGCATATATAACTATAGTTGTGTTAATGTTGTTTGGTGTAAATAGTGCTTTTTATATATCAGTAGCACAAGTGGTAGTTTTGACTATCCTAGCTTTGATAAGAAAGTATTTGGTGAGAATATACTTTAGGGAAGGAGAAGACTATGAGGACACCAAGTCTTGAGACTAGAGAAGATCAAAAACGAGAGGAGAGGGTTGCTGGATTTTTGGAGGGAGCCTGGAATGTCACATGTCACAAATTACCTACATCATATAGCTTAGATTACTGGATAGAGTCCAAAGAAAAATGTTATTGGTGTGAAGTCAAATGCCGTACTTTTGCATCAGACAAGTATGATACTTTTATATTGTCAGTTAACAAACTTAGAAAGGGTGCATCATATACAAGATCGACTGGCATACCCTTTATTGTTGTTTATGCTATGACGGATGGTTTGTTTTATCATGAATGGGATGATAAGCATGAATATGATATTCGTATGAACATATCTCCAGAGGCTAAATATGATGACGATAATGAACCTTATGCACACATACCAAGAGATATGATAAAATGTATTACAGACAAACCTTTAGGTATGGATAGAAACGAGATAGGTTTTTGATGGGACAAATTACAGAATCAGTAATCGGTGTTGCAGACAAAGTTTTAAGTAAATTCGTTACAGATAAAAATTTAAAACTAAGATTAGAGCACGAACTTAAAACAGAATTACATAAAGCTAATCTAGCACAAATAGAAGTAAACAAAGAACAAGCAAAGCATTCATCAATATTTGTATCTGGAGCCAGACCTGCAATTATGTGGGTAGCTTGTTTTGGTTTGTTGTGGTCATATTTTTTAGCACCTATATTAAATTGGATAATTATTGTAAGTGGTAGCCAAGTGCCTTTACCAGAAATACAGACTGAAGGATTGCTTACCCTTACCTTGTCACTTCTAGGATTAGGTGGTATGAGGACTTATGAAAAAATGAAAGGTGTTGCTAGGAATAGTATGAATGAATAAAATTGGGTGGCGGTTGTTCCATAATATCCATGTTCCATTTTGCTAGAAGATCGTCACCCTCTTATTTCCTTTGTAAATGCTTTTGTCAATATTTTTTGATCTAGAGTATGGGTTTTAAAAAAGTTTTCGTTAAACTAACGGTGAAGAGCCGAGAAGATAATCTGACCTAATTTGTGGGTCTTTTGCTAGTTCAGAGCCTCTTATTGGTGATATTTCTGGTAATTCTATCGAGGCTGTTGGTACATCCCTAATTAATTCTTTACCTCGTCTTTCTAAGTCTGGTAAAACTGCACCAGCTTCGTCTATTAATTGTTCATCAAGATCTGTGCCTTCTAATTGTTTTTTTAGTTCTTCTTCTACATAATCATTTACATCACCAGCAAGACTTGCTATACCTCTAACTGCTGATAGTCTGAACGCTCTATCAAAATATTCTAGAACCTCTACTACTGATGATTTATCTGTTTTAGCCATAGCTTTTAAAAATCTAGGACTCATAAAAACTCTTCTCAAAACTTCAGCACCAACTATAGTAGGCCACAAAGCTGGATTATATGCATTAATAGCTATAGCAGCAGCAATAAGTGTACCAGATGTTCCACCAGTTCCTCTTTCTCCTTTAGTCATGACATCCAATGCCCTAGAGTAATCTCTAAGTCCTTGTTGTATTTCTTTGCCAAACATAGCTTCCAAAGTTTCATCACCATAACTGTCTAATGTTGTTTTAAATTTGTTTGCATTTAATATTTTTGTAATATCTGCTGATTTGGTCGGTCCATCAAAGTCAATAGCTTTTCGTAGAAGTCTAGTCATAGCATTAGCTTGAAGAGCTTTGAAATCATCTGAACCCTCGCCTAATGCCTGTCTTATTACTTTGATGTTAGAAGAGCCTTGTGGTGTAAATATTTTACCAATCAATTCTTCATTTGTTGCTTCTGGCAACTTGTTTAAAATTAAATTAGCTTCAAACTTTTGTTTTTCTGCGGATGCTTCTGCCAGATCAGATAACCCTCGTAAAAATTGTTGTCCAGGTTGTGTTGCACCTAAACCTACGACTTCTTGTCCCTCTCTTGGTTTATTAAATTGTAAAATTAATTTTTCAACTTCATCTGCTTTGACTTTTGGGCCTAATTTATTTAATTGTTCTATGGTTCTTATAAAATTATCTGAGTTTTGACCAAACACTATGGATGCTTTATTAGGAAACTTTTTATAAAATTTTGATATTTCATTTGCAAATACATCAAATCGCATAACATCTGTGCCAAAACTTGTAGCCTCTCTATAAGCATCATTTAGAATTCTTTGTGTAATATATTTTTTTACCTCATTACTTTTGTTTGTTCTACCTTTTACGAGGGTGCCATAGTTGTCATAGTTATCTAGAGCATCAAAAAAAGCTCTTAAATCGGCACTATCCCCATCTAAAATAAGATTTTTATAAATATTTTCTGGGTCGTAGGCACCAAAAGCTGCTTCATTTTGTGCTTTAACTATACGTTGTTTATCAAAAGGTTTTAGCACCTTTGCCGCAAATTCATTTGCCTCTACTAAATCTTCTACTCCTTTTTTCACTCTAGCAGAATCAACATCAAACAATTCTCTGACTGCTGCGAGTCGGCTTACTGCATCTGTTCTTTGCTTAAATCCTTTACTTAGACCTTTAACTGCTGTTAGTCTTGGATCAGCAAAAGCCTTAAATATATCTTGGTAATCTGTTTTCATATTGTGCATGATTTTGGTCATAGTGTTTGTTTGTGTAAAAGATTTGACTTCTTCAGCAATAGTGCTTAACTCTCTTCGTAAGTTTTCCAAACTGAATGGCAAAATTTCCATGTCAGCAAAATTTTCTAGGGTCACCCCAACCCTTTGATTTGCAGGAGTCAACTCTAGGAAATTTTTATAAGCATTATCAAATGCAGGACCCTCATCTCCAAAATAATCTCTAATTGTTTTGAGTGGTCTGCCTGCGTCTGCAAATGCTTGTACCTCATCTGGCGTTGCTTGTGTAATGTTTAAAGCTCTTCGTCTTAGTCTATTGTTTATTTGTTCTAAATATGCAATGGGAGCAGTTTTTAATTTAGCAACTTCACCTAATTCTGGTCTAACTGCAAGTTGTGGTTCTTTTGCACCATACCTTGACAGCATACCTTTTGTTTTTTGAAAAAATACATCAGCCAATTCTCCTAATTTAATAGCAGTAATTGGATCTTCTAATTGAAAAAAAATGTCATCGACATTTGTATATTTTATTTGCATAGCGTTAGTTACACCGTCTCTAGCCTCTTGCAAAGCACCTCTAATTAAGGCACCGCCTTCTAGATTGCCACCCGGACCATATTGAATACCCTCATCTACCATAGCGTCCATAGTATCGTCAATTAATTTTTCTAGTTTGTTTATGACTTTACCTTCTTGGCTACTTAATTCTGTTTTCATCTCAGCTATCTTTCTGGCTACTGCTCCTCTTTCACGAGCAGATACCCCTAACTCTCTAAACCTTTTTAGAAATTCTTTAAGTTTTACTTGTTGCATGTTGACTAGCCCTAAATCTTCATACAGAGATGCCATACCTCTAAGAGCAAATTTTACGTTTGGCAGATTTCTAGCATTACCTAATATCTCCTCAGTCATAGCTTGGGCTCTACCCGGTAACGGTCTTTCAAATGCTTTCTGTGACGGTAGAAGACCTTCTTTAAATTTTCTTATCCTAACACCTTGAATAGGTTCTGTAGTTGCTCTCTTTAATTCAGCGTCTGTAGCTTCTCTACCCAAAACCCTATTTAACTTCATAACATCTATTGGGTTATATTGTTGTATCATAGCTCTTTGTAAATGTAGATCATCAAAAGGAGCTTTTTTACCTAACATAATTTGATAACCAGTTCCTAAGATTTCACCTACGGCTTGACCAGTACCTCCCAAAGCAAACTCAAACCCTAATAATTGTGCAATATCTTTAGCATCTTGTTCTTGAAAACCTTCTAATGCATCAACGACTTCTTCACCTGCTTTACCCCCCGCAGTTCCTATGCCAGCTGCAATCGTTCTTTGATAACGAGGTCCAAAAACTTTTTGATATTTAGCTAGAGTTTTAAGTAATCTTCCTTGAGGGGCCAATGCTGCGATAGCGCCAAATATAGGTCCAGCAGCACCAGAAAAATCTGCAATATCACGAATACCAAAACTGTTCTCGTCTATCACTAAATTCTTCTCTACAGTTTCACCATTTTCTAAGGTAATGAAACTTGGTTTGATGCCTAGTGATCTTTGTCCATCTGGTGTCAAAGCCATTTGACCACGACTGTTATATAAAAAACCACTATCTCCTACATAATTTGTAGCAACTTTTTCTCTTTCTTCAAAGGTTTCTGCTCGTCCTAATCTTTGTCTGAAAAAGGCATCTTGAACACCAGTTTCATAATCGAATAAGACATCATCTAGATATGATTGTCCAGCTTGTTTAACTAATTGTGTATTTATATCTCTACGAACTTTTTCTCTAGCTGTAGACTCATCTGGTGCATCTACTAAGACACTTTCACCAGAATCTCCAACGGTAACTCTGTATCTAGGCATTATTCGTCCTCTTCGTCATCTGCGACTTGTGTGACTGTGCCTGGTGTTGCTAATGGTATTTCTGTAACTCCTTGATTTCTTGTTCCACCATCATCTGGGTCATAATTTAAATTTGCAACAAAATCTTTGGCAGATTGTTCGTCATTAAGAATGACTAATTGTTGCACAATATCTGAGTTTAGTTTTTGTACCAAACTTGGTTGTCTAACATTAGCAAAATATCTTAGATTTGCTACTGTACTTCCACCAGTAGCACTCAAATCTTCTGTTAATCTATCTCTTATATTTCTAAGCTGTGCTAAAAGAGCACCTTGTGATGTAAATGCATTAAGGTCACCAAATATTTGTGCGACTATTTCTCTATCCAAGTTTGATATAGTTCTACCAGACTCTCCTAACAGATTTTTTACCTCTTCATTTCTAAGCGCCCTAACAATTAAATCCACCCTAGTTAGTGCAGGTAGATCCTCAAATTTTGTTGCACCCGCACCACCAAGAGCTTTTGCTTGTTCTATAAAGTTTGCAATAGCACCTTTCGCACCAAAAGCCTCTTTTGCAGCAGGCTCACTCTCTAATAAATTTATTGTGTAATTCAATCTGGCTAAGTTTCTTTCACTAGATTTGAAATTCTTAATATTAGTATTTAAAGACTCTTCCATCTCACTTACTGATTCAGCTAATTTATAATCCATAGGTTCTGTTTGAATGCCTTTAGCAGCTCTTATAGCTGCATTAACACCAGCTTGTCCAACACTACCAGTTTTGCCAGCTTCTTCAGCAAAAAGTTTAAGAAAATTTAAAAATTGCGGACTACTTAAAAAAGCAGATCTTGATGGTCTAGGTATTTTTACTTCAGATTTAGTTTTGTCGTCTTTTTCTCTAATACTATAGCTGACACCTCTGTATTCAAAAGATGTGGCTGACTCACCCAAAACTCTTTTTGCTTCCTCTCTTGCCTCTTCAACAGTATTAAAAGCATCAAAAGGTCCACCTAGTTTAGTATCTAAATCACCAACATTAACACCTTGTGCTTTTAACTCTTTAATCTTTGCTCTAGCTAAATCTTTTTGTTTTTGTGAGGCATTTGGATCATTTAATATTTTTTCTAATGCTAAGATTTGGTTATCTGGGGTAACATCTTCTAAAAATTCTTTAGTTTCTATATCAGAAATAGCAGAACCAATTACAGCAGGCGCAGTAAAACCATATGTTAGTGCTTGTGCGGGTTGTATTTGGAATGGTATTTTACCAGTTACTCCCTTACCAAAACCCTGAAAAAAAGGTAGTTGTGACCCAGGTGGTGTTTTGCCAATTATTTCAGCAAATTTATTTTCTGGAATAAATTGTGTCTTTGGATCAAAGTTTTTGTTATTTATAATAGCTTGGCCTTGTGGACTATTAACATCATATGTTTTAGGAGCATCTTTTTTTGGCTTACCTAACGGAGTTTTAAAAGATTTTGTTACATCTTTTTTAGCAATAACTCTACCAGATTGTGTAACAACTGGAGAGAGCAAACGCCCCGCACCACTTACCAAAGACCCCACACCTTTACCTATTGCCTCAAATCTTTTACCAAAAAATGGAATACTACCTGCAACGGCAGCGGCACCAGTAATACCAGCTCCAAGTCCTGTTACCAAATCTCCAAACTGTTGTCTTTCTCCTACTCTAGCAGCTTCGACAGGATCTCCAGTAGGTGATAATGTTAAATCTATAGGTTTTTTACTTATTTCATTACCTGATACATCCCTTCGCACTACAAAAAATTGTTCTTTGCCATCTACACCAACTTGTCTTTCTATATTTTCGGTACCAGCTGGAGTTGGAACATTAAATCCTCTAGTAACAGGCTTACTTGTAATAACATTTGCAGGACCACCTTCTTGAAACATTCTTCTTTTAAAGACATTCACTATTATTACCCCTGCGGTTGTTGTTGTTGATAAGGATTTTTAAATGATGTATAAGCTCCAAGACCAGCTGCTAATCCACCAGCTACTGGATCTCTTGGTAATCTATATTGTGTGTCAACTCTTTGGAAACCACCAGTAAATTTAGGCAGTAACGCACCAGCAGCACCTAATACTTTTAACGGTCTATCTAACGCATCTTGTTGTTGTTTGAATTGTGCTGATAGCCTGTCTTGTGCTATTCGTCTTTGCTGACCACCCAAATTCATAAGTTCAGACCTTTCTAATCTACCTAGAGCTTGTTGCTCACGACCAAGTGCCCCAAAGTCTTTACCTAGACCTACAAGTGATCTTGTAATATCTCTACTTAAATCTGTTTTTCGACCACCTAATCCTAGTAAATCACTTGCTAATGTCCTTCGAGCGCCAGATACATCTCTACCAAGACCAGCTTCAAATGACGCTGCTCTCTCCAATCCACCTCTTTGAAATTGTGACTCTGCTTGTGCTTGTCTCATAGCTTCAGAAAAGCCTCCAGACCTTATGCCAGCTAGTGCTTCACCTAACCCTCTTCCAAGAGCTCTCTGTCTGTCGGCAGCTGTTAGTCTAGCTCTAGATCCAAAGGCTGATTCACCACCAGTTTTTATATCTGCGGCTCTTTGTTCAATATCTCTCATTTCACCTGCTCGTAATACATCATCTATTGTTCTTTGTACTACTTGCTCTTCAAAAGGGTTGAAAAATGCTTGTGCTGATCTTGGGTCAAAACCAGTCAGACTAGCTCTTTGAAAGTCTCTAGCTGAAGGTCCCATTTGCCCAAAAGAAGATAAAAGCCCACTTAAACCAGAACCAAGTTGTGTTTCTGCTTGTTGAAAATACGGATCCATTATGGCTCCAGCTTGTTGTTCTCTTGCTATAGCATCTTGTATAGACTTTTGTGTTTCATCTAGAAATGGTTGGAATCCACCAATACCACTTACAGCACTATCTAAAGCTCTTTGTTCTGCATCTGATAAATCTGCAAATTGTTGTACTGGAACATCTTGACCTAAACTTCGTTGTGTAGCTTTTTGTACTTGTGATAAGAAACCAGGAGTATCTTCAGAACCAAAATATAACTGCCTAAGTAAAGGATCAGCCATATAATCTATTGCATCTTGTTGTGCAATAACTGGCTCTATTTTGGCTTGGTCAATAACTTCTGTACCTAGTTGTGGAAAGCCACTCATATCCGTTGTTTGAACTGTATAATCGTTCATATCTACTAAACCCATACCACCTGGTTGTGACATTATGCTACTCCTTCAAAAAATCTCATTAACTTCATCATGTTTTTTGCACCTCTTTGTCTATCTGGCTCCAACTCTGGTGCTATTTCCATAATACCACCCTTTTTCTTTTTTATCTTCACTCCACCTGCACCTAAATTAGCTTTTGCTGTCATAACAAATTCACCATCTGATAGCATAGCTGGTATATCGTCTGAGGTGCCAGTACCAGGTCCAATAGATTCGCCACCCTCTCTCATATCTAACACTTTACCACCTTCGGCATAATCTGATTCACCAACTACAGAACCACCTTTTGCAAATGCAGCTAAACCACCCTTAGCAAAATCTACATTAAATCCAGCTGAATATGGAGTTTGTATTCTCATATCTGGTCTTATTGTTGTTCTAATATCTCTTAACCCACCAGCTTCTCTTTCTAACTGTCTTTGTACGGCTTTACCATAAGCAGTAGACAAAGCTAATAATCTAGGATCAAGACCACCTTTAGATGGGTCAAATGCGTCTTTTGCAGAACCAAAGATACCACCTCCACCAGGGTCAAAACCTAACAAATCGTCTAAAATTCTTCTTTGAAAGAAAGATCTTTTATCAATACCTTTTTCTGGGTCATATACACTTGGATCTAAACCAAAAAAACTACCTATACCCGAGAGAGCCCTTTGGAAAATATTTTTTTTGGCCTCTTCCTCTACTACTTCTTTTGCTCCTTCTTTAAGAACTTCTTTTCCAACTTCTTTTACCACATCATCTCCTGTTACTTGTGTAGCATCTTTTAAAGAGTTCAAGAGCTCATCCGAGCTAACAGTTTCAGTTCCAGTAACGCCTGTGCCAGTATCTGTACCAGTAACTTCTGTACCAGTTTCACCACCAGTACCTACAGCTTCTGTCTCCCCTCCACCAAATTTACTTCTAAAAAAGTCTCTAGCTCTACCTCCAAACTTTGTACCAGTACCAGAGGCATCTGCTGTTAATTGCCCGTCTTTGAATCCTATATTTGTAAATGCATATGCTTGACCTAAATTTCTTACTAATGCCATAAAATCTTGATCGCCTTGTGCTACGTTAATTGCTACACGACCTGTATCGTATACTTGTGCTGGTAACTGCCAAGGCCCAGGGATAAACTTTGCTACTTTAGCAATTTTGTTAACTATAGGTTTTACTTTTTTGTTCCAATATCTACCTATTTTTTTACTTAGTTTTTTAAGAAAAAATTCTGGTAAACCAGTTTCTGGATTGATTGATACCATATCAGAACCTACCATTAACTCTGTTAATTGTGTATCGTCTTTTTCTAATATATTCTGTATGGATTTTTTGATTGTTGGATTTTCTTCTAGAAAATTGGGTGGTAATACAACTTCACCTACAGTTAAGTGAGCTAACTCTGTATCTCCAAATCTGCCTTTATTTTTTAAACTTTCTATACCTTGCATATTATGTAATTGTAACCGTTACACTTCCAAGCGAACTTGTCGCACTCAAACCACTAACATACGTTCTATGTGATGTTAGATCAATAAATTCTGTCCCGTCAAAAACTTGCAATACCTCTGTAGTCGTATTGAATATGAGCGTGCCTCGTTGAAAGTTCAACTTATCACGTTGTGTTGTAGTTAATTGTATCGTATTTAGTGGGTCAAAACTACCCAAATTGATTTCTAATATACGGACTAATCTGTTGAAAGTTTCGGAATCTACAGTATCACCAGAAGAAATTGGTAATCTTGTTGGTAAAAGTTTTGCCATTTATCTTCTGCCGTCTGTTCTAAGGTCTAATCTAGTTGCACCTAATCTCCATCCTATATCTAAATTTCCTGCATCTCCATCATTAGATGCCACCCTTAAAACAGCTTGTCTACCTCTACCTCTGATAAAATTTTGTTGTGTAGTAGGGGTTACATTAGAAGTAGCTACTGTAGATAATGAGTCTCCTGGGAAATTCCTTACTTTAGTCACTAAGTTGAGATTACCAGTATTTGTTAAGAATTTAATATCTGGTATTAGTTTTTTCAAAAATGTGAAACTATCACCATCACCCAAATCAAAGTCCGAAGATTCAATAAAGACATTTGTCATTTCACTACCATCATCATTAAAACCAAATTCATGCTCAAACAAACTGTTACTACCTACTGCTTGAGGAAACGGCTCTACACCAGAGTCTAACCAAACGGTTCTTACTAATTCACCATAATACCAAACTTGCTCTTCGTAGTTATATATCACATATCTATCTATTTCTTGTGAATTTTCGGATGGATAAAACCAGCCTATTTCGTTTTCTTTGGTATTTGTAAAAGCACTTACTTTAAATGCTTGGCTACTGTTAAAATTAGAAAATACAAAATTTAACACACTACAAGGCACTTTTTGTACTGAACCGTTATACACATAAAAATTATCGTAAGACATAAAAAATATACCTTGTGGAGCAGTAACGGCTGCATTAGGACCTACTAAGCCAGTAGCCTCATTTATAAGATTTACTGAAAAAGTAAAAGGTGGTCCAGTAAATTGCATACTGTATACAGAAGTATCAGTAAAAATTACTATTTCTTGTCTTGATTTGACTGCTCCTATAATGGTTGATCCAGAAGAAAGTCTTAAAGAACCAGCAGTATTATCTATTTTTGGCTCAAATTCTAATTCGTTTTCTTGGTCTGAAAAAGCTATCAACATAGGGTCTAATGTCCCAGTTCTTGCAGTACCTGCAGTATTTAACGGGTCTGAACCTAATACTATTAAATGTCTGTCTATTTCAGAAGTAATTACTTGTAATGCTTTGGTAGGCACTAAGTTGGCTCCAGATATACCAGATAATTCTACTGCTCTAGTGCTAAGACCGTCATTTTCTGCCCATCTGTAAATACTACTACCCCTTGGATTAATTATAAGATTTTCACCAAAATTATCGTGCGACCATAATCTTAGTTGGTTTGTTGTTTCTAGTGTAGCAACAGAGCCCCATCCTCCGTCACCCCAAGCGTTTGCACCCCAACCAGTTGATGAAACATAAAAATCTAAGCCTACATTTATTTGATAGGCACCTACCACACTAGAACCACCATTACCAGAGTCAGAAGAATTAGCAAAAACTGTATTACCAGAACTGTCTTTTGCATTTATTGTAAAAGAGTTTGCATTAACTATATTTTGTATTTGATATTCTTGATTAAGTACGGCAGCAACTATATTGCCACCCAAAGAAGCAGCCCCACTAAAAGTTACAAAATCATTTTTTACTGCCCCATGTGCGGTATCTGTAGCTGTTATAGTCCCGCATAAAACAGAGTCAGAGGAACTATGAGAGGCTGCTGTAGTGTTCTCAACACCTCTTGTTAATCCTTTTAATACATTACCCTCTACTATTTCGTATGTAATTATTTCATTATTAATTTTTATTATTCCTGAACTTGGGAAACTAGAAGAACTAGATAAAGTTAATTCTGTGACAGTAGCCGATATGCCACTACTCAAAGTATTTGCTACTGCATCAAATGTTACATCACCAGCAGAAGTTGTTGATCTTATCGGTGTAACATCATTTAAAGATGTGCCTTCTTTTATTAAATATTTTAAGTGTGTGCCTATGCCTAAATATTTACTACCCTCTAAAGCTATCCAATTATGCAAAGCTCTAGCAGTACCAGTTATTGAAGAGCTTGTAGTTTTTCTCCACCCAGCAAATTTTTCTGGTCTACCAGACCTAAATCTAATTAAATTACAATCAAACCAACCACCCTCATTATCGTAGGCAGTACCTTCTCTATTTATACCTGGTCTAAATTGTAGTTTTTGTAACGGCATTTTTTATCTCATCTACTATTGTAATAGATCTCCTTAAAGTTTTTAAAGGGTCTATATCTTCTAAATATTCTACCTTTTTCTGATACTTATTTCCTATTTTATAATTAGCCACAAATTCAACAACATTATCTGGCAAATAAACAAAAGCAAAAATATCAACTTCTTCAGCACTATAATTTTTTTTTGTTTTATTTACCTTTTTCTTAATATCCCACCTAACATATGTAGAACTATGATGTTTAAAGGGCGATTCTGTTGTTTTGACTTGTATTTTGTATGATTCAGTAAGAGATTGTGCTAAATAATCATATCTTGAGCTAGAAGAGGCTTCAAAAACTTCTTCAAAGTGGCGTATTAGAAAACTAGCTGCAAGATATTCTCCTGCTCTGCCTATTCTTTGAGTAAAAGCCATGCTTTTCTCCACTATAAATATTAATTATATTAGCCATAAACAATATTTATATTAAGATAAGTTGTTCCTAATAATTAAAGTAATAATGCTTGTTATTAAAATACCTAGTAAACCAATAATTGATTTATTGCCAGCATCAAGTTTGCTTCTTATTTCTTTAACATCTGTATCTATCTCTTCAAACTTACCGAAAGCAGTTTTCCAACGCTCTGAGCATTCTTTTTCGTGAACAGCAAGTTCTAAATGTACGTCTGCAGCCGTTTTTCTAGACATTATTTTTTCACTTTCCAATTTAAAGCTATCAGATCGAGATAGCCATATAATTTACTGATCCATTTATCGTCTCTTTCACTTGGTGTTAGTGTGGCTAAGACGGATGCCAAACTTACTACAATCGATAAAGATATTAATAAGTCACTTATCCAATTTAATAAAAACATTATTTTTTTCTCCTATAGACTCTTTTCCAAGCCTCGTTTTTGTGTTTTGTTTTTTTATTGTCAGCTTTGTATTGTCCTTTTTCGTCTCTTTGACGAACCCATACAAATCCTAACCATTCTAATAATTTATTCCACATTTTTCTGTTCTTCTTTGTTTTCTTCTTCTGGCATAAGAGGTTTTAATCTTAACACTAATTCCTCTCTTATTTTGCTAACTTGTGAAATTTCTGATCCATTCCAAGCACCTTTTTTACAAGAGGCATCAACCAAAGTAAGCAAACTTAACAAAAGTTGTTTCTCATCCATTATTTTCTCCTTATGTTCCTAGTTGCTTTTCTACTGAACTAGGATTTATTTTTTCATTAATATTAGATTCTATATCACTTTTTATTTGTGATACATTTTCTGAACCCATGTTATCTTCTACCCAACCTTGTACGATTGCAGGTGTAAGGTCTGACCAAGGTATAAAATTTGATAAATCAGATGTATCTAAATATACTCTACCTACTGATTTTGCAGAATAATCATGACCATAAGGATCTTGATGAGAGTCATCTACTCCTGTAAGCGTGTAGGTTACTTTCCAGACTACATCTGACAACCCATCTTTATTAGGATAAACTTCACAATCTGATACATTCCACTCGTAATTAATCATTATTCTTCCCCTTTAAGTTGTTGTATTTCATTTTGTAATACTTCTATTTGTTCTTGTTGTTCTTGTATAGCTTTAACTAAGTTTGGCACAAGAGTACCATAGTCAAGTTGCCATTTTTCTTTGCTTTCATCTTTTGGTTCGTATACACCTCTTGCGTAAGAACCAACATCATCAAATGCCTTTTTAAAATCTTGTGCAATAAAACCTTGTGAGCCTTCTCCTGTGCCGTCTTTCCACATAAATTTTATTGGCTCTAATTTAGATATAAGATTTAAACCATCTGCATCACCCAAGACATCTTTGTATCTACCATCAGAATCAAAAGCAAGTGTCATAGTGCTACCTGTTATATCTGCATCAAGTCTCCCTACGGCAGAAGATTCACTCTTCTTTCTAAACTTTATAAATCTATAAAATGAAGCATCACCTGTACCATGATCCATATCTAAAACAGCATCAGAGTTACTGCCACTTTTGACAGCAGTTATTACAGCATTGTCTCTTTGAGTAGCAGTTCCCATAGTGACATTATCTGTCATAAAAATCTGACCATCTGATTCAAGAGCAAATCTTAAATTTTGACCATTAGTGTAAAAGTCTATAGAGCCAGTATCTGTTCTGAATGAAAAGTCATTAGCACTACCACCAGATTTAAGAGCATTACCACCACCAATGAAACCGTAGTTTGTAGATCCGTCAGTAAGAGATATACCTGTATTTCCTGCTCCTGCTGTTAATGCAAGGGTATTACCATTCCATGTAGCATTAGCCTCACCTTCTAATGTGTTAGCTGTGCCACTTCCAGTTATAAGTCTGTTGTCTGCGTTGTTGTTTATTGTTGTTCCAGAAACAGAAGCGAAAGATAATGCACCACTACCATTTGTTTGTAAAACTTGGTTAGCGCTACCATCTGATGTTGGGAATGTGTAAGCTCCGTTAAATTGCACCACTTGACTTTCATTGATACCAATAGCTACATTAGAACCTACTGTACTGCCATTTCCGATCAAAAGATCATCTGCCGAATCATCTAAACCAATATAAAAATCCTGCGCATTGCCGTCAAAAACTAATTTTGTATCTTCTGCACCTGCGTCCCCTATTGTTAAAGTTGGTGTTGACCCATTTATAACAACTGGACTAGCTATTGAAATACTAGAGCCGTCTGCTGATAGACTATCTAAAGCAATATCACCAACGTTAGTTATATTGGCATCATTAAAAGATGTAGCTCCAAAAGAATTAGAAGCGGCAGTTGATGTAATACCAGCTGCAGCTGTAATACCACCACCATCTGCAATAGTGATGGCATTATCACCATCAGTAAAACCTATATTAGCAGTCTGTACTTCACCACTTACTAATAAGTCGCCACCAACAGAAGCATCATCAGTAACTGTTAAATCATCACTTACCTTCAAATCTACTGTTGATAAACTTGCAAAAGCATCATTTACTGCGGCACCAGAACCTGCGCCATCTAAATAAACGACTTTTACATCACCAGAACCTATTGTTACAGTAGAACCACTACCTTGTTTTATTATTATGTTTTGACTTCCAGAGGTAGCATTTTCTATAAAATGTACTCTTTTTAATGTGTTAGGCCCTATTGTTATAGTACAAGCACTATCTAATGTACCTGTATATTTAATATACATAGCTCTAGCTTCATCTGCAGAGCCGTCTGCTACGGTTGATGCGTGTGTATCAGCATTTGTTGTGATTGCTTCTGTACCAAAACCTAGACCTTGCCCAACTAATTCTAAATTTGTATTTGTTGATGTCCCCCAAGTTCCAGACTCATCACCTGTTGCGATTTCTTTTAATCTTAAATTATTTACATATGTTGCCATATTTTATCCTTTTACAAACTTGTCCAGTTTGGTGTTTGTGTAGTTGTTACCTCATTATAGTTTGGAGTTTGGCTTGTATCAACCAAAGACCAAATTAAAACAGATCCTAAACCTGCAGTCCCTTGTAGTCCAGTTAATGAAACATTTGCCTTACCAATCGTAGAGACAGAGCCTAGTCCACTTGTCATAGACAGCCCAGAAACTACTACTACTTCGTTTTCATGAACTACTATGGTTCCTAAAGAAGCAGTAGCACCTTGTTCTGTTACTGGAACATTAGCTAATCCAATAATAGCTACTGCCCCTAATCCAGAGGTAGCTCCTTGTTCAGAAACTGGTATATTTGCAGCAGCTGATTGTGCTGTTGTGCCGAGTGCGGATGTAGCTGATAAGCCAGATACAGTAACTTCTATATCGGCTGGTTGGCCCCAAGGCCCAGATCCCCAGCTATCTCTACCCCAACCTGTATCTATAGACATAGGGCATCTACCCCTAAGCTATAGTAATTATTGCGTTTGCGCCTGCTGTTGGAAAAACTATTGTAAAATCTCCAGCTGTTGAAGTTTTTGATGCTCCAAAGCTGATAGTAGCTACTGATTTATCGGATTGTGTGTCGTTGTAAATTAAACATCCACTAGCAGTTATTGTTGCTGTAGAAAAAGTTAAATTTGCAAAATCAACAAAAGCTGTTGTGCCTGTTGATGAAGGTGCTGCTATACCAGGTGTAAGTGCTGCCCCTCCTGCTGTATAGTTTGTGCCTGTTATTTGACCAGTTAAACTTGTAGCGTATGCCGTTGTAGTTGCACCTAAAGAAGCTGTTGCACCTGCATATAAAGCAAGTTTGAACGAATTGCCACCTGATGCAAAATTATGAACTCCTTGTAGAAGTTCTTTCTTAAAACTTGTTGTCAAAGCTGATGAAATTGCCATCTATAGTCTCCTAATTATATTTGCTAAGTCGGTTTCTCCGCCTTTTATTAATTCTTGTATGACGGTACTTTTATATGATTTTAAAGCATTATTAATATAAATCAAACAAACTTGGTAAATTGCGTCTTTGTAAGCTTCTGCTTGTTGTGCTATGTGAGGTTCTTGATTTTTCGAGTAACTAACTATTTTATTTGTCAATTCTCCTGCCCAGAACTCTGGTGAGTGTCCACCATTACTAGATGTTACAACTTTTATTTCACCTAATTTAGGTTCTCCATTTTGATTCATAAATGATATTTATAATTAAACATAATTAATATTTATTGGGTTCTGGTGGACCTTTTTTATGAGAATCATATCTGTCTAGTAAGCCACCTTCCTTTTTTACTTGTGGTATTTCTACTTCACTTACCTTTTTCACATGAGGATTACCATGACTGTCCAAACCAACAACTCGTGGATCATCTAGTCTATGATAACCATATAATTTATCTTCTGACGGTATGTTTGCATCTAACAAACTAGAGCTTTGTGCCACATCTACTTGTATACCCTTGTCTAAGCATTTAGCTAACCAAAACTCTACACAACCTCTACCAGCTTCTGCATATCCAGGATTAGATTTGTATGTAAAATCTACACCAAATAAAGATACTTTTCTAACATCATTCCAATAAGCAAAAGCTACTGCATAAGCTACGGTATTGTTTAAATACCAACTTTGTGTGTCAGCAACGACTTCTGCTACTGGATATTCTACAAGACCTGGGCATCTTTCATCTAACTCACATGTGTATATTGGACCTTTATGTTTAACAAGCATTTCTCTCATACAGTCTGTTTGACCAGCAGCATCTGTTGTATCTAAAAATCTAGATGCAGGATCCATCATAAAAAGTCTATCGTGAAATATGACACTACCTACTGCGTTTATAGCCCAAACTTCATCAAAATTAACACCATGTGTTTTAGCAATATTGAATTCATACCAACTATTGCCTAGTCCTACTATAGCTACGGCAGCTTGTTTAAGTTTTTTGATCGGTTTCTGAGTTTTCATGTTCTGCCTCCCATTCATTCATTTGTTTTACAATGCCTTGTAAATCTGCATCCCAATTATTTTCTATGCATTCTTGAAAATGTAACTTTAATAAATTCCAAGCGTATTTACGCGTTATAACTTTATCCATATAGATATACTCTCCTTACTATGTAACTTGCTTTCTTAAAGCATCATAACGATACTCGTCTTGTCTGCCTCTTGCTTCTGCTCTATTTTTTAATCTGTCTATTTCTAACTTATACCTAGTTTCATATAAAGCCATTAAATCTGGCTCACCTTTTAAAAATACATATGCTTCAGCTATACAAGCATATAACAATCCGTTTCTTGCATTTTTTGACAACCAAGTGCCAGTTGTATCTGTAACTATAGAATTAGGTTTGTATAAATAAGATAATTCGACAGAGTAATCATTATCTGGAACTGGTGCAATAATTAAAGTAGAGCCGTTGTCGGCACCACTTGATAGTTGTTTGTCGTATTGTGCGTAGTAGAGTGGCAAACCTCTTAAAGAAGTATCTGATATATCTTCTACATACTCTTGCATAAAAGTAGGATGTTTTTTATCTAAGTAATGATAATCACTATTTGAATCTATTACTGCCAAACTAAAAGGTAAAATAAAGTCACTAGGACATGTTAAGAATCTGCTACCAGTAGATACATTACCATTTACATTCTTTCTAAAAAAATCAAATTGCACATCTTCAAAAATTCTCTCTTCTGCATTTTTTATGATGTCATCAAGTGAATTTACAAAAGTTGTTTCAGAGGACTCAACATAATTTTGTATTAAAGTTTTTAGCTCTGATAAAGTCATGATGTAGTAATAGTAACACTTCCTAAACTAGAAGTCGCAGAAAAGCCGTCAAAGTTTGAACCAATGGTATCAGTATTCGTGAATACTCTGCCAGGAGTATTTTCTTTGTCATTATCAGGACGAGGGTCATATATAGCTTCTGCATCTGCAACATGTGTAGGTGGTTCTAATTGTGGGTGTTTTTCTTCGTAGCATTCTGGACAAGTTTTAAGACCGTTCCATTCTTTACGAAGTTCTAATAGTTTATACCGAAACCCACATCTATCACAATGGGCTAAGGCAAATTTACCTACTGCATATGACATTAATAAGCACCTCTAGAGAAAGGTCTAATTTTAAAAGAGGCTCTATCTTCATCTTGATCTGCTGCTCTTCTAAATTCCTCTTCGTAGATAGCTTTTAGTTCTGCTGTTCTTTGTGGTGCTTTTTTTATACTTATGTAATAAGCAAGACCTGCTGCAAAACAAGGAAAGAATCTAAATGGTATATCCATAGTATTTCTTGCGTTATCTGCATCATCCATTCTTGTTAATTTACTAAATCTTATAATGTCTGTAGAGTTTTCTGGTGCGGGATATAAAAAAAGTGTTGGGTTATTTTGTTTATCAAGAAAAAATTGTGACGGTCTAGATTTTGTAGCTTTGTTTGGTATATTAAAATATTCTGACCTAGATATTCTGTCCATGTTTATATCTGTAGTTGTAGAACCATCTGTTCTTCTTACAACCACATCTAAAATATCTATGACATTTGTTCCTAAATTATAACTAGCAGTACCTTCTGTAACAGTTTGTGTGCCAGTTTCTATTGTCCATTGGTTTAAACCTCTGTTAGCCCACTCAGCCAACATTAGATTAGCAGACCTAATTGCTGATTTTAAATCATATCCAGTTCTAAGCTCTATACCACATCTTTCATATGCTTCTTCTATAAACTCAGTTATATTTGGTTCAAAATTTGTACTTCCAGATAATGCCATTATTCTTCATATAAATTATCAAAGGTTATTGATGGATCAAGATAACTTTCGTGCCCCTCTGCTGAGTGTGTCCATTGTGACGGTTTAAAGTCTGGAGGACCTTCACCAGTAACCCAAAGAGCAGGACTTGTTGCTCTTACTCTATTATTAGGCAGAGCAACTAAATTACCTTTCCATTCACAATCCTCTGTTATATATAATACATGACTTTGTTTGTGTTGTGCAGAATCATCTGCAATATCTGAATTTGTATAATCTACAGTAAATAAATATTTAGCAGTATAAAAACCACCATCTATTTTAGCTAACCAAGGTGATGAACTGACTCTATCCATCACTATTACTGAATGTTCTCTTGATTCACAATCCCAAGGTTGTGCAATATGATTTTGCATAGGTTTTGGAAAATCGTCCATAGGTATATCAGCTACAATACCTTGTATAGGCATCCTAGCCCACATAGCGCCACCATGAACATTAGGCTCGTCATTATCTTCACAATTAGTTTCTTCACCAGTAAAAACTACTTGAAAACTTAAAGATCTATCTGGGATTGTATTTACGGCTATCGCTAGAGCATGTATATACTCGTCATGATATTTTTCATGATTGTGTGTGAATTCTCTCCGCACCCAACACTTGAAGTGTGGAATGTTACTTATCAAATGTGACACTAATTATTTTTTTAATCTTTGTCTTCTTCTGTTTGCGTTACCAGCAATCATGCCACCCTTAGATTTTTTCATGATTCTACCGCCTTTGGACTTCTTCATCATCATTCCGCCCTTAGACTTTTTCATCATCATGCCGCCTTTGGATTTCTTCATCATTACGCCACCTTTAGACTTCTTCATGACTTTTCCACCTTTGGATTTTTTCATGACTTTACCGCCTTTAGATTTACGCATCATGCTGCCGTTTTTTGATTTTTTCTTGTAATGCCCTGGCATTTTTTCTCCTAACTTATCGTTGTGACTTTACGTTTGTCAGACATAACTTTACCACAACCTTTTGCGATAAAGCCACCTTTTTTCATTTTTACTTTATTCTGTTTTGCCATAGCCTTTTGTATAGCCATACCTCTAGCTTTTTCATATTCTGAAAATTTACCGTCCTTATTTAAATCTGCTTTTTTACTAAGTTTCACAAAGCCTCCTTCTTTAAGTTTAGTTGAAACATTTATTGGTTTGCCTTTCCTGTTTGGGTTTGGGTCTTTTCTTCTTTTTCTTTGTACTATTTTTGCTCTTTCTGCTTTCGACATACCTTGTGCTTTTTTCTTTGGTAAACATCTTGGTTTGCCTTCTGCTTTTTTTCTACCACCACATGAGCCAATAATATTTCCTTTGGCATCCATACGAACCCATTCTTGATCTAACCAAGATTGTAATTGTCCTTTGCTCATCTCAACCTATCTTGTAAAACTGCGCCTTGTCCTCTGATAGATACTAAACCACCACGAGATTTTTTGACTTTTTTACCTTTTGCTTTTTTTGCATAATTTGGGTCTTTACAGTATTTCGATGCAGCTAAATTTGCATAAGCACTTGGGTAAACATCAAAAGTTCTTTTAGCCCATGCTTTTCCAGCTGGACATATTTTACCTTTACTTTTTACTTTCTTAGCCATTACTTTATCTTACCATGTTTTCTTCTTACTTTGTCTTTACCTTTTTTAAAAATACTTGCTACCATATTTTTACCCATAACTTTTGCTCTTTGCTCACCTACGGTTAATATTTGTATTTTTCTAGCAAAAGACTTACCAATATTTAAAACTTTTTTAACAGTCTTTCTTGCATCTTCTGGTGTAGCAAATTTTATAGATACAGTATCTTTTGGGTTTTCGTCAGTATATAACCGTCTACCACTACCTTTTGGTTTTTTTCCTGTTCCTACTTTTGGATCCCTTTTTTTGCTCATCTTTAATTATTTTTTTAATTGTATTAGATTGTTTTTTGTGCAGCCTAGATGCTTTGTTAAGTTGTCGTGATACTTTTTTTAGCCTTCTAATCATAATCCTTGTCCTCTATATTTTTTAAAACTTCTTTTCATATTTTTGTTCATAGTAGAAGTACCAAGATTATTATAACCTATTGATGTTTTTTTACCTCTTCTGCCACAAACAGGCACATGATCTCTAGCAAGACCCTTAGCTTTTCTAGGCACTTAGCATCTCCAACGTCTTCTTGCTTGTCTTAATCTTGAGTTAGGATTTTTTGCTGCTTTAGGAAACTTTTTCATTTGTCCAGCTGATCTAGCACAAAATGATTTACGTCTAGCTTTTTCTTTTTTTGTTAGATTTTTCTTTTTAGTGACTGCTGTTTTGAGTTTACTACCAGGGTTGTCTCTTCTGTATTTAGCGACACCAGCTTTTGTCATGCCAGCACCTTTCTTTGTAGGTCTAAAGTATTTTTTTGTTTTTGGTGGTTGTTTGTCTCTTTTACGAGCCATTCAGTAATCCTTAGCCGTATTCTTTTACAAGCTCTAAGATTATTGAGTATGTGTCTCCACTAGAATGACCTACTGTACTAAACAAAACATCTCCTGTTTTTCCAGATCCAGCATTATTAGGAATGCCAGTAAAGTTGTCATAGTATTCGTCACCTGTGCTATCTGCTGGTAAACCAGTTATCAATACATTGGCAGTAGCATCAAAAAATAAATTGACACCCATACCACGACAAGCCCAATAAATTCTTTGTATTGTTACGCCAGTACAAGCATCTCCATTGGCATTTGCTTGTAAAGCAGAAACATCTACTTTTACGACATTACTTTCACCAGTACCATCTGAGACGTTAGTGAATTTCAAGACGGCCTTTCTTTGACCGTCCTGAATAGTTTGTGATGTTACTGTATCAGCCATTATCTTTCTACCAACACACTTACATAATCAACAACTAAACTTTTAGCTGCTGCTTCACCTGCTTGAACTGCTAATGTGACTGTAAGCTCTTCATTGTCAGGTAGGTTAGTATTTACTACTCCTACTGGTTCAGCATTATTAATAGCATAGAATACTTGGCTAGAGTTAGGATCAATAAAAAATGATGCCGTTACAAAAGTATCGTTCACCATAGTGTGAATTCCTGCACTCTCAGTTTCTGTAGAGTCCTTTTCAACTACAAAATCTAAATTAGTATCACCATCATCTTTAGTAAAGAAGATGCCATCTGAAACACCATCAATAGCTGTTGTATCGGTTATTGCTAAACCGATTAAAGCATCAGATTGTGTTGCATCACTAAGTTTAAATCTGCATGAAAAGAATGCTCTTTTACTACCATCAATTAAAAATGATTCACCTTTAAGCTGTAACTCTTCTGAGTCGTTATCTGCATCATTAGTGGTAATAATAAGCTGACCACCAGCTCCGCTTGTGATTTGTATAACTTCACCAGAATCGCCACCACCATCTGTTGATGTGATAGTCCAGTCACCTGATACATAGTTTACGAAATCGTTAAAATAACCATAATACGTCTGATCTGACGGATAAGGTTGAAACATAGGTAAGTCCTTTTTGGACTTAGATGCGACAGTATTACCTGCCCATAAAATTTGGTTTTGAAAATGTGGATTAGACATAAGAACTCCTTTTCTTTAAATGGAACACATCATGTGCCTCATTATGCTAATAGGTAAATTTTATATTAGCCTTTACTATATATCAACTGGTAAATCATCTTTACCCTTTTCAAGAGATTTTACTGCTTTGTATAATTCTTGATAAGTATTCTTTATCTTTGGGTCTTTACCACAAATATCTAATAGATCGGCACCAATCATCTCTACTAAACATTTAGCAGAGAATATTTTTTTCTCAATCTCTTCTAGAGATTTTTTTCTTTCGTCCATATTTTTTAAAAAGAATTTTTTAGATAAAGATAAGTTTATCAGTTTTTTTTCTAAAGATGTATAAGAGTGCCAATCTCTTATCTGTTTTTCTGATCTGCCACAACCTTTACAAATAATATCGCCCCAAGTTGTGCTACATCTACCAATACAAGGACTATCAGATAAGGATGTCGACTCTCCTATTATTTGACTTAAATTACTCATGCATCTACTCGAAGTAACATCATGAATATACTATAAGTAAGTTTATGTGTCAAAAAAAAAGGGCGCTAATGCGCCCTATCTGTAATACTGAGTAACAAACTGTACTACGAGTTCGTATTATGCTCCTTGAGAACCATCGACACATCTCCAGTTAGAGAACCCAAATGAGTATCTCTCTCTAGCTTTGTATCTCATGTTTCCTGTATCGAAGTCTCCTTCTAACGAAGTTTGCATTGGAGATCTAACAAAATACTTAAATCCGTCAGGTACATCTGTTTTAAAGAAATATGCATCTGGATCATTTAAGTAATGATTGACTACATATCCCTCTGGTAACATACCTTGATTAACAACAGAGTTAATGTCGTTGTCAGAAGTTCCTACTCTTCCTGGTGAGCTTAACAGTCTATCAGCCACAAATTGAAGTTGTGGTGGAACTATTAATTTTACACCTTGGAGAGCAATATTAAGACCTCTATCATCTGTTTGAGTAGAGATTCTAATAAGTGCATCTTCAATAGAAGTTTCATTCAAGTCAGCGAATGTGGATGCTCTATTAGCAGATGTCCCACCACTTGATAGTGGGTGTGAACTGTTAATAAGAGATACTCCATCACCACCTGGGAATGAACTTGAGAAAGCATTATTCAAAACACTTGCTGCTTTAATTTGCTTAGTATTTGCCATACTTCTAGCTAAAGCCTTTGTGTATCGAGAACCGAGTCTGTCATACAGGTTGTCCTCAACTGCTTCTTCTGTTAAAGCGAATGCAAGTGCAACTGTTTCATGCTCATATCTTGCTGTAAAGCCTTCGTTTGCATTGTCGAATGAAACACCTTCACCCTCTGGTTTTACAGGGGCGTTTCCGAAACCAACAATCATTACTTCCTCTTCAAAAGCTCTGTCTGATGATTCTTCTTCATAGATTTCTGCATGTTCATTGTCATAACGTGCATATTCCATACCGAACAAGGCATTTAAGCCTGGCTCTAATTCTTTTGCTAATTGTGCTCTATTTATTGCCATGATTAATTACTCCTTAAATACCAGCGGTTTGTTCATAAGCGTGTTCATTTATCTTTACGATAACATTAATGTTAGCAGAACCTAATTCATTATTTTCAGAATCTTTTGATATACCAACTATTCTATAGTTAGCAGCAGATGATCCTGATGAACTAGCTACTTCAGCTTTTGATTGACCATTTAAGGTCGAACCAGCTGTATACGCTATATCTACGTTTGCACCAATGTCTGTTCTAGCTAAAGAACCAGTACATTGTACTTCATATAGATTTAAAGGGTTATCCTCAACAAAGGCTACAATATCTCCTGTTGCTGTTTGGGCAGCAGGGAAATGAGCAGAGAATTCTACTTCTTTGCTACTTGAATTAACGAATTTACATCCTCTGAAAATACCAAGGATTTTTACATCGCCTGCAGCATCAGCCACATCGATAAATCCACCAGTTAACATCTTTACTGGATCTCCAGAAAATATTCCTTGGGTTGATCCTGATTCGATATTGTATTCGTGAACAGAATTATTTTGTCCACCACTACCTAGCGATCCAACCAGTTTAAACCCAAAAGGTGCATCTTTATTTGCCATTTTAATTTACCTCTTAAAATTTGAAATTATTTTCGTTTACCGCCTCCAAATGTAACACTTGAAGTTCTCCTTGGAGACATTATTGGAGAACGAGCATCAGATTCTTTCATGAGGTCGTTGTCTACCGCTTCTTGTGCAGAATCAGTTCTGCCTTGGTAGTATGCGTTACGTTCGTTTCTTGTTTCCTCTGGAATCTTAGCTAGTAATAAACCACCAACACTAACCACACCCGCGTGCTTTCCGTCTTGAATAGATGGTAAATCAAAATCTCCTATCTCTTCTGAGCGAACGAGTTCAAAACCCTCTCTCATTCTAGACATGACATTTTTCTTATCATCTTCATTCAAAACTTCTGCTCTAATCCATCTATATACATAGCCTGGGGGATTAGGTGGAGTTTCTAACATACTTGGGGGAGCCCAAGGTTTGCGTGTTTCTTCTTTAACACGAGTTTCAGCAGAGCGGGACACTCTGTTATTACTTACAAATTTCCCTTTTTCGTCTCTTTCCATTTTAATTACCTTTTAACATGTTTTGCGTACTCACTAAGAGGTACGTTAAGTTTTTTTGCCATAGCTACTTCCGATGGAGATAGCTTGACTTGTTTTTTTGAACCTTTAACTTTTGTGTCCGCTCTTGCAGCCGAGGCTACTCTTTGTTGTGGTTTTTTCACATCAAATTTATGTGGGAACTCAAGTCTGATTCTACTATCAACCTCAGTATAATACTCATCTGACTTTGGGTCAAAGCCTTCTTCTTCAACCAATTTCCTATGAATATTAAATGCGGCTAATGTCATAGTCTCATCTTCACCAAACCAAGTGTTTTTATCAGCCCAACTTTGTGCTTTTGGATCTGGTTCAGATGGAGTTGTTTGATAGCTAGGTACATTCTGCTGATAACCTTGTGGTTCGTTGTAGATAACTTGTTGATTATTTTGTTCAACTTGATCTTGATACTCCACTTGGCTTTTGCTTTGTAGTATCTTGCTTTCTTCTACTGCTATTTTAGCTAATATATCTTGTGCTTTGGCAACTTTATCAAAGTCCGAAACCTCATGAGCATTTTTCAAAGCTGCTTGAGCTTGTGCCCTTTGTGATTTTAGTCTATTTTCTGCCTCAGCTAGATATGACCTATCAAGAGACGAACTTCTGTATCTAAGACTTTTATTCTCCTCTTGTAATTGTTGCGCATAATTAAATGCACTATCTTTAGCTCTTTCTTCCTCTCTTAACCGTCTAGTAAGATTGGCTATACGTTTTTTTACTCTTTCAGAATAATCACCAAGTTCATCATCACCTTGTGACTCATCTTCTGATTGAGCTTCGACAACCTCTGGTTCATCGTCATTTGAACTAGGGGCTGGTTCAGATACATCTTCCGAAGGGATTTCTACAACCTCACCTTCTTCGATATTATTTTCTATTTCTTCAGCACTCATTTTTACTCCTATACTGCAACGATGTCTGTAGGATCGTGTATAGTTGCTATCACTTCATCATCATTGATTATTCTGCATTCTGCATCATCACCAAGTTTGAATCTAGCTCCAGCATATCGACCTATCAACACCCATTGTTTTTCATTACACCATTTCTCTCCAGAAAATCTTTTGTCTTTGTAACATAACGGTCCCATCTTAACTACATAAGCACATACAGTTGCTAATGATTCTCTATCAACATGAGATTGTATTAAGTGTATACCACCCTCAGATACCCCTTTACCTTTAAACGGTAAGATAAGAATACGCCATCCAGTTGGCTGTGGCATTCTCTCAATTATACTTTTGTCTAATAAAGTTGGGTCTAAAACCCTTGATTGTTGAGGTATGTATGCTTGGTCAAGCTCCTCTCCAGTTTTATCGTTTTGTACTTCAATTTGTTTCGCAACGTGGTCAGGTACTATTACCTTGTTTGTCGTTTTCTTCGTCATCTTGTATAACTCTTCCCAGCAGCTCTCTAAGTTCCATTTCCACATCAACGAGAGAACTGTAACGTCCACGCAGAAATTCATATTGAGACATGTCTTTTACACCAGCTAGTAGTGTATCTTTCACATCTTCTTTTCTCTCTCGAATATGTTTGATTAGTTTATCTCTAACCCAAATTACAGACATTAATAAATACCAGAAAATTTAGTACCGTATTCTGCGATACCAACTCCTTTTGATTTACCTTTGCCCATACCTGGTTTAGGACTAACATCAGCAACAAAACTTTCCTTCTTAGAGTAAGAAAGATTACCCTTATTAGAGTAGCCTTGTTTGTTATTTAAAACTTTCTGTTCTTTAGCCATTTTTGAATTATTACACTATTTGTTGTATTTGTTAAGCAAATCTTGGATTTTTAATTGTTTCTGCTGATCTAGTCTTGCCCTTGCAGTATCGTCTCTCATCTCTGCAATATCCTCTTGTGCCGCTATCCTTTCCCTATCTATCTTATCTTGCCTTGCAGAATCCTCTGCTTTTCGTTTTTGGTCAATAATAAATTGTTGTTGTTCTTGGGCTAGTTCTTGACCCTTCAATGCTATTTCTTGTCTTTTCAAAGTTATTAGAGGATCTTCGTCACTAGGTGCTGATATTTTTTCACTATACTCTGCGACTAACTGTGCAAGGATAGGTGAAGAAAATTGTGCTACAAGTTCATCACTTTGTAGTTTTAAATTGTTAGCATCTTCTGGACTTGCTTGTTGCATCTGTTGATTGATTTGGTCGTATTGATTTTTTAAATCTGGTGGCATTTGCTCTATGGCTAAATTATCTGCTTTCATTTGTAGGTGTTGCATTATGTGTGCATGTATTGTTGCTTGAACTTGTGCATTTGATTGTACTGGGGGTGTGTTAAATAAGCTCATATGTATAGCTATATGCGCATCATGATTCTGTTGTGGAAATGCAGTTTGTGGCATACCCATCATTAAACCGTTATTTTCCATACCAGCTTCCATAGGCTGAGGGTCTGTTGGTGGGGGTGGTATCAATAATTGTTCAACATTATCTACACCTATGGCAGCATACATTCTTCTATATGATTCATAAATACCATTAGGGCCATGTATATCTGGATTTGATTGCACTAATGCCATCATCTCTTGTGCCATAGCAATTCTTTGTGATGTGCTAAATATATCTGGGTTTGAAACTGGAAAGACATCTACTCTATCATCAAAATCACTTGCCTTAACACTTTTTGCACCACCCATTGTTAAATAAGGATAATCTTCTGGTAAGTATTCTTGGAAGACTCTTGATAAAATAGCAAATTCTTTTTTCTGAGAATTATGTAATCTTTTATGTATTGCAGACAGTACCTTGGTTGATCTTTCTAGCAAAGCCATAGTTGTTCCTACTGGAGCTTGTGGGTTGCCTTGTCCAGTATTTATTTCTGCTATAGAAGCAAAAGTTTTACCAGAGTCTACTAAAATACCTAACAAATTCAGTAAGGTGCTACTTGGTTCTTTGAAAGGTAAAGGTTGTATTGATTCTCTAAGAGAACCACCAGGGGCATCCACATCTCTGAATTCTCCAGGCTGTATAGGGGTATCTTCGTCCCTAATCCTAATACCTCTTGTCTTAAAACCAGCAGGAAGGTTAGACAGGGTACCTGCATCAATCAACTGCCTCATAATAGAAGTGGATGCCTTTGATAAACCACCTATCATATGAGTTAATCCAAAACCATAAAAGCCTAAACCAGGCAAAAATTTGAAATGTACGAAGTATTCTATTTTTTTTCTTAACGGATCATCTTGTTTATAGTTTCTTCTAATTGAAAGAATATTGTTGGAGTTAGAGTCTATAGTGACAATGTAAGGTAATTTGACTCCAGTATTTTCACCGTCAGAGTCTAAATCTTCAAATCCTTCTAAATCCAAATTACAATGCACTTCATACAGAACTGCAACTTCACTATCATCGTTTCTAGATTCTATACCAGTTAATTTTTCTATTTCATCTTCAACATCACCATACTGACTGTCATTACCATACTGAACATCTACCTTAGAATAAAAACCCATAGCTTGTTGTTTTCTAAGTTCATTCTCTGGCATTTTTATGATATGTGTGATACGACTACAAGAATCTAAATCAGTAGTGTAGTAAGGTACGATTAAATCTTCTGGGGCAACAAATTTAGAAACTGCTCTACCAAGAACATCATCGTAATATATTTTTTTAAAAGCAGAGCCAGCTAGAGGAAGATAAAATAAAAGTTGGTCTAATTCTTGGTCATACTCTTGCATTTCATGAACTATTTGATAATTCATAAATTCTGCAACTCTTTGTGCTTGTGTTTCTAGTTCTGGACTATAGTCACCAACTACTTGTGTTTTAACTGGTCCATTAGCGGGCAATAATTCTTTGTATGCTTGAGCTTGAAAACTGGTTACTGCTTCACCTAATAAAGGATGGATAACACCAGAGGCACCCTCAAAAGGCTCTGACCTATCTTCATCAAACTTCATACCTAGATATTTAAGACCATCTGTATATGTTTTTTCCCAATCTTTTCTTGATGACTTATCTTTTTCTATTGATGCAATTAAATCATTTGCTACATTCATTAATTCTTCTGGATCAACTACCTCAGCTAAATTGCCATCAAAACTTACATCAACTAATTCTTCTTCTTCACCTTGAACTGCACTACCATCTTCCAACAGAGTAAACCCATCTGGTGACGGTTCGTTTTCAATATTTATTATTTCATCAAACTGTTGCTCAACTTCAGTTTTGGGTTTGTTTGGATTGACCTCTATAGGTTCTTGTCTTTCTATTGCCATTTTAGTGTATCGTTTCGTTTGTGTTTAATTCTAAATTAGCCAAAGGAAACATCTCTCCAACTAATTTTAAATTTAAGTCTTTTGCTTGTCGATTAGCAGATTCTAAACTGTCTGCCATAATTACTGGCCCTTCAACATAATTACCATCTTTTTCGTATTCGGTCATGTAAAATTGAATCATTTTAGTAGTACATCCTTTTTACTGGTGCTTTTTGTTCATCTTCATAGTCATCTGATAGCGATACCAAACCACCCTCTCTAAAACGCATTAGAGCTTGAGTCATTGTATCACACAAATCATCATGTGCACCAAAAGGGAAACTTGCACACTCTTCTATCATGTCTTCAGCAAATTTTCTTTGAGGTGCCCACACCAAACCAGACTCAAATATTGGAGCTACCGAATGCATCCTCGAATGTTTGTCATGACCCCTTGATGGAGAATAATTAACAACTGGTATACCTAATCTTCTAAGTTCTTGTGTGAGTGGTGTACCAGATGCTTTAGCCTCTATCAAAACCATATCTGGATCCCAATATTTATATTCTTCTTGAGCTATTTTTTTAAGGTCTGGAAAATCCCATCTACCTTTTTGGCAGTCTAATAAAATTATTGAATCTGGTTGATCTTCACTTGGTCGAAACACACCCCAAGTAGATATAGCTGAGTAGTCAGCAGTTTGTTTTCTAGAGTATGCCGTATCATAAGATTGTATTATGTATTGAACGGATGGTAATTGTTCGTGTGCCCACTCTTGCCACCATTCTCTTTTTATTATAGAGCCTTCCTCGGCAGTTGGTGTTTGCATCCATTGTGAGTTCCATTTCATAGTAGGCAAAGATGCTTTGACTTTTTTTAATTCATCGATAGGCCAAAACTCTGGCCATAGTGGTTTGTCTGTATCTTCAAAGATAGCGGGAAACTCTATAACTTCCCATTGGTCTGCTAACGGTTCTTTTTGTGCATTTATAAGTTTTGCAGTCAAATCAATATTACTCCATCTAGTCATCACTAAGACGATAGCCCCTTTTGGTTGTAACCTTTGTCGAGGTCCAGAAGTATACCATTCCCAACATGCTTCCATTTGTGTTAGAGAGAGTGCATCTTGTTCAGAATGTGGATCATCAATTATTAACAAGTCTGCACCACGACCAGTTATAGCTCCACCTACACCAGCAGCAAAATACTCACCACCTTTGTTGGTTTCCCAACGACCAGCAGATTTAGAATCGGCAGACAAAGAAACATCTGGAAATATTTTAGTGTAGTCTTCACTATCCATTAAGTTTCTTACTTTACGACCAAACCTTACAGCTAACTCACCAGTATGGGTTGTCTGCATTATTTTTTTATTTGGAAACTTACCCATTACCCAAGCGGGAAAATAAGTAGAAGCAAACTCTGATTTAGTGTGTCTAGGTGGCATATTAACAATCAGTCTGTTAATTTTGCCAGTAGCTATATCTTCTAATTTTTGAGCAAATATTTTGTGATGTCTGCCACAAATAAATTCTGGCCATATGTTGTTTATAAAATCTAAAAACTTATCTTGGCATGTTTCTTGTTTTTTTAAGTCGGCTAACCTTTCTTGTAAAAGATAGGCTTCTCTCAACTCACTATCTGAAAGATTTGTTAAATTCATAATTCTGCTAACATATCATCTATCGAAACAAAACCACCATCTTTGAATGCTGGTATTCTTTTGCCTTCTGCTAAAGCCTTTCTTATTGGATCAAGGTCAAAAACATAACTATTAACTCTAGGCAAATCTTCCTTACCCATAAAAAATTGTGGTGCCCTTATGCCTTTTTTAACCAAATTTGCGTATTCTTCACCCAATTCCTCAATAAGAATTTTTCCGTCATCTTTCGTTAACTGTCTAGGCGAATTAATGTAGGGAGGCATCTTTTCAGCTACAAACTCTTCCAGCTTTCTTGACCTACTCATTTTTGCTGCCTGTTTGAACTGAGAAGGTGTGAGCAATTTTAATTGTGGATATGCGCCGTCTAATGTTGCCATATCAATATCTAATCCATCTTGTTTATACTTTGGTTCTATTTTTATATGTTTATCTGGATCTAGACCTAATTCTCTATAAATTTTAAGCATTTCTTCATAAATATTTTTGTAATTTCTGTAAACTGCACTTTTCTCCGCGTATTCGTCTGCCTCTGGCATAACTTCGTAAAATTTTATATTCGTAGTATTGCTTAAATCATTAACAAGTTTTCTTGTAGGAAATTTATGTTGTTGTGTATTTGAACCTTTAACATAAGGATCTGGATCAGTTATTGTTAATTCTTCACCTTTTTTTGTTAAGGGTATGTTGTCTTGTGTGATAGCTTTGTTTAGACCTTTTTTACTTATTTCGGCTAATCTTTTTATTGTTGCCTCTGAGTCTGCATATAAGTTTGGACTTATTGCATATTCGACTACACCCCCTTCACTAGATATATTAGGATTTGTTCCATCTCTTACTGCATAATAATTTTTTCTATTTGCTATTCTTTTGGCACCCTCGGTCATTTCGTCAGTATTAATAAGTGTTTTACCTTTACCTTTTATAGCCTTAACTCCATCTTGGAAAGGGTTTACAAAATCTTCATCAATCAATCCTGCTCCGATAAATTTATCGATTCCAGTACCGCTAAATAAATACCCAGCTCCAGCTTCTACTTTAGCTTTAGCAACATCTAATTTTTGCCCTGCGTCTTTTAATTTTTTAAGTTTTCTTTTTTCGGATTCTTTTATAAAAAATTTTTCCTCTCTTGTTAAATTTATTTTTTCGGCTGGTTGTGTGCCTATCATCTTTGGGTTTGGGTTATTTACCACAAGACTTTGTAAAGTTTCATCATCTGCTTTTCTTATATCATCTATAGTGGTGCCCTCTTTCAACATAAAATCATCAAACAATAAATCTTCGCCTCGGAACAAATTTATGTCTTTGTTTTCTGCTCTAGCAAGGTCGTTGTAATTATCTATAAACCCTCTCAAATCTTCTATTTTTGCATCAAACCCCGCGCCTGAAGTAGGAA